CAACTAGGGTTTCGGATATCGGAAACTCACCAACAACTGATGTTTCAGATAGTAAAAGTACACAAAGTAAAGTAAATAAGAGTATAAAATATAAAAGTATAGTAAAGTATGGAGAATTTCAAAAAGTCAAACTCACAGAAGAAGAACACTCTAAACTCATAGACCGATTAGGAGAGTTAAAAACACATGACCTTATAGAGAGATTAGACAATTACAAGGAATCCACAGGCAAATCTTATAAGAGTGATTACGCAACTGTACTAAACTGGCACAGGAAGGAGGTAAAAGATGAATCAGGAGCTGTTAAATCTAATGGAAGAACTGAAAAAGAGGGAGACGATCTCGCCAGAAGAGCCGGTGTCCTATCACTGTAACATCTGTAAGGACCAAGGCTATATTTACAAGACAGATGGCCTTTATGAGATAGCGGTCAAGTGCAAGTGCCAGACAATCAAGGAGGCACAGGCAAGGCTTGAGAAGTCCGGACTAGGTGATTTATTGGAAACAAAGTCACTGGATAATTACGAGGCTGACAATGATTATCAGAAACACATCAAGGAGACAGCAATCAAGTATATAGACGAATACAAGAATGGCAATAGATATAGCCTCGCTTTACTAGGGCAATCCGGGGTTGGTAAGACACACATTATGAGTGCGGTCAGTAGACAACTTTTAGATGCAGGAGTGGAGGTCAAATACTATATAGCCGATGATATTATCCAAAGGCTACAATCCAACAAGTACGATGAACAGAATTATCAACTGGAATTTGGAAAGATAGTCAAGGCGGAAATCCTATATATAGACGATTTATTCAAAAGCTCCATTACCAATTATTACAAGCAGGAGAACATCAGAATTGACGATCTAAAAGTAGTATTTGAGATTATCAACTATAGATACAACAAGAAAATGCCAATCCTATTAAATAGCGAGATTCATTTTGAGAGGTTTTCAGACATAGACCAGGCTATAATCGGACGGATAAATGAAATGTGTAACTATAAGTATTTAGTATCAATCAAGCCAGATATTAACAAGAATTACAGGCTTAACAAGAGATAGGAGGCGAACAATGAAAATACACCCAAGAAAGTTACTTGCAGCATGGCTCATGTGGTCCCTTGTCCTGATGATCCTGACGGTCATAGCAACACAAGCCCTGGCTCAGAAAGAGGAGATCATAAGGGTTGAATACATCGTCATGGGTCCAGAGGAGTATGAAGAGACTCACGCACCTGAGCCTATGGATTCAGATAAAACCCTCCTGGGAGACTATACAGTGACCGCCTACTGCGGGTGTGAAATATGCTGCGGAGAGTGGGCGGACAAGAGACCACTTGATGAAGATGGCAACCAAATTGTATATGGAGCTTATGGGATAGAGTTGACTCCGAATTACAGTGTAGCCTCAGGCCTACCACAAGGCACCAGAATAGAGATAGAGGGGTTAGGTATACATCAGGTCGAGGACAAGACCGCAAACTGGATTTCGAGCAAATACGAGGGCAAAATCATAGATCTGTACATGGGTAATGACGAGAATGCTCACCAGAGAGCATTGGAGTGGGGGAAGCAGATATTAAAGGTATGGGAGGTTGAGTAGATGGAGACCATAGCAACTTGTATAAGAAAAGCAAGAAAAGAGCATGTGTGTGACACTTGCGGCAGCAAGATATGCAAAGGGGAAGAATACGATCTTCAAACAAACAAAGATGAGGGAACACTCTATACGTGGAAAAGTTGTCATCATTGTAAACCATTAGTTAGGCAGATGTGGGCTGAAGGATACTTTCCTGATGGATACACAGAAACTGATTTTGAAAACTTCTTAGCAGACCACCCAGAGATAGAGTTTAAGAAAAGATAACTTGGAGGTTGAGTAGATGAATATCAAGTATGAGAGACATTTGAAAGTAGATGGAGATTTGATTTTTCTCAATTCAGAAATTGAAGTAAACGGAAGAATAGGGCTGTTAAGTCAGATAGGACAGGCAGGAATCTATGTGAAATTCCCGACTGTAAAGAATGATAGCTTCATAAACTTCAAGAAAATAGAGAGTCTGAGGGAAATATTGAGCGAAAAAGCATTAGATGATTAGGAGGTGGATTGATGGCAAAATGCCAAAGAGGCGATGAATTGTTAATAGATTTTGATTATAGGACTATAAAGGGGATAGTAGCAAATGGGCTAGACAACATGGATGTAAAAAAAGATAGCATAAAAGTAATTTTAGAAGGTGACAATAGCTATAACCCGATAAGCATACCAATTAAAAGAATAATGAAGATAAACGGGAAAGAGGTGACAGATGCAAGACTTAATCCAAGAAATGAATAAAATCAGACAGGAACTTAATCAGGCTATACACATATTAAAGCAGAGAGGACAAGACAAAGCCAAGGCAGAGCATGACTACAGGGTTGCACTGGCAAAGGAGATATTGATTCAGAGGGATGCAGGGATGCCTGTTACCGTCATCGCGGATATCTGTCGCGGAAATAAGGCAATAGCAAAGTTAAAGCTTGAAAGGGATATTGCCAACACATTATATGAGACAGTATTTGAGAAGATAAGGATTAGCAAGATGGAGCTGAACATATTGGATAATCAACTTAGGAGTGAATGGAAAGGGGATGGTAATTAGTGGATGTATCAAAATTCTATTATGTACTGGCAGAGAAAGACCAATCATTCAATAGCTTTATGAGATTCCAGAGGTTCATGTTTGATAATTACAAATTAATCAATACCATCAAAGAGGAATCCGACAGAGAGGCATTTGCATACCATTTTCACAAGATTCCAGAATACACATTTAATATATTCTCAAAATTGGAATACAGCCTACTCAACAACATAGCAACAGCAGACCTTGCAATATCAAATGTTGGGAAAAGTCTAAAGAGGTATAAGGAGGGAGCCAATGATTAGATACCTGAAGATGCGAAAGAAGTTAAGGGATGAAATTCACAACCTAAAAGTGCAAAATGGAGTATTCCAAGAGGTTATTGAAAATGCTAGTAAATACGTGGAAGAGTTGGAGGCGCAGAATCAAGCCTTGAAAGATGCACTCAAAAAAGCAACAGCAGAGCCAGAGGTTGATTACTGGAAGATTGCACTTGATGAGGACATAGACAAGTACATTCTAAAGGAGGGTGAAGATGAACGATAAAGATAAAAGACACATCGAGATAGTCGAAGAGGCGGTCAGAATCCTCAACGATTATCCAGAGTTAACACATATGGAAGCGATCGAGAAAGCCAAGAAGGTACTAGGTGAGGAGGGATAGCGGTGGAAGATCGCAATGGTTTAATTGAATTGGTAGGCGAAGAAAAGGCGAAAGAAATAGGAGAGGCGCTGACTCCGATATTTGAAAAGTATTTACCAATATTTAAGAAGTTGATCGCTGAGTTTGAAGAATATAAAGGAGGAATAATCAATGAACCAAGTAATTTTGATAGGAAATTTAGTACGCGATCCGGAAATGAAATACACACAATCAGGGCTAGCAATCACAAGATTTACCCTTGCACTCAACAGACCAAAAAAGGACGGACAAGACCAGGGGGCAGATTTCATCAACATAGTCACGTTTGGGAAATTAGCCGAGAATTGTGCTAATTATCTAGCTAAGGGAAGAAAAACAGCTGTAAATGGCAGACTAAATACAGGTTCTTACGAAGATAAAGACGGAAAGAGAGTATTCACCACAGATGTTGTGTCAAATAGCGTTGAGTTTCTTGAGTGGGGTGACAAACAACAGGAAGTGCCAGATGGATTTAAGCCAGCGGATTCAGAGGCAATCCCATTTTAAAGGAGTGATTTGATGATTATGTGGTCAGAAGAATTAATTATATCTGAGATAAATAAAGTAATGAAAGCATTAAATATTAATAGGATGCCATCTAATTCAGAAATGAGAATGGTGACAGGTAGTTATGGATTATCAAATAAACTAATGAAAACAGGGGGAATCTATCACTGGGCTGATAAATTAGGTTTAAAAACCAAATTAGGAGAAACCCAAATTGGAACAAAATACGAAGATTATATTGCTAATAAATTAAACAATATGGGATTTGAGGTTGAAATGATGTCAACAAAACACCCATACGATTTATTGGTAAATGGGAATATTAAAATTGACGTTAAAGCAGCACGCCCTTATGAGAATGTTAAAGTTGGGAAATTCCATACTTTCAATCTTGAAAAGAAACACCCAACTTGTGACATATATATTGCAATTGCTTTAAGTAATGAGGAACAAATACAAAGAGTTTTTGTAATACCAAGTAAATTTTTAAAACTAACTCAATTATCAGTTGGTAAGGACAGTGAATACAATAGGTATATCAATAGATGGGATTTCATAGTTGAATACGATAGGTTTTATAAACAAATAAAAGAGCCTGATGTTATATGAATAAAAAAATAGTAGCAGCAGTATTAGAACGTAGCCAGGGATATTGCGAGGTATGTGGTAGAGCAGGAGTAGAACTCCATCACATACTAGGTGGCAATGGTAGGAGAAGGCAACAGGAGCGCACAGAAACGGTTATAGCCTTGTGTTATCACTGTCACAGGGGAAATCATGGGGTGCATGGTAAAAATGGCTTAGAACTCAATCTAAGGCTTAAAAGAGGGCTACAAGGTTATTACTTCAAGCAAGGGATGGGCGAGGATGAGGTTAGAGAGTTGATGGGAGGAAAATTATATTGATAAATAAGCTAAAGAGATCATTCAGACCAACAATGCGGATAAAGTACGAAGGACAAGGACCGACATATGCAAATGAGTATGCGGCAGGTTTAGACATAAGGGCCAACAACGACAAGCCTATAATGATTCAGCCTGGTGAGTGGGCTGACATACCGACAGAATTAGCGGTTGAGATTCCCAAGGGTTACTTTGGGATGGTTGTCCCAAGGAGTGGCTTAGGGTTCAAGTACAGATTAACCCTGATAAATGATGTCGGGATAATAGACAGTGATTACAGGGGAAACATAGGAGTAAGGCTTGTTAATGATGGAGTAGATCCATATATGATATTAAAAGGTGAAAGGGTGGCCCAGATGGTGATTGTGCCATACACACAAGTTAAATTAAAGAGGGTTGATAAATTAACTCAGACAGAAAGAAAAGGTGGATTCGGAAGTACAGGGAGGGTGTAAATGATTAAATTGACTATACCAGGGATACCAGTAGCAAAAGCAAGGCCAAGGGTAGGGAGAAATGGACACACATTCACACCACAGAAAACGGTCAATTACGAGAATCTTGTTCAATATACCTACATGGATCAGGCAGAAGGGCAAAAGTTGGAAGGCCCTTTGAGAATGGATATAATGTTTTTCTTTCCGATACCAAAGAGTTACAGCAAAAAAAGGAGAGAGGCAATCAGGCGAATGACAGAGCAACACACAAAAAAGCCAGACATAGATAACTGCATTAAATCAATCACAGATGCATTGAATAAATTCGCTTATGATGATGATAGCCAAGTGGTTGAAATATCAGCAAGAAAATATTACACAGAGGAAGAGCCAAGGGCAGAGGTTAAGATTGTGGAGGTGAGTTGATGGCACAAAAGGTGTGGACAAGCGAAGAAGTTGATTATTTACTCAACAACTACCAGAAAAAGACATATAGACAGATTGGCGAGGCGCTAGGTAGGAGCATTGCAAGTATAGAGAGTAAGCTCAGGAACATCAAGAAGGATTTTCCAGACCTTAAATCAAGACAGGAGATATTAAGGCCAGGTAGCGAGATAAGGTTATGGACTAAAGAGGAAGAACAGTATATCCTTGAAAACCTTAAAGATAAGACCAACTCAGAACTGGCGATTGACTTGAACAGGACCCATGCATCAGTACAGACAAAGATTGTCCAGCTAAGGAAAAAGTATCCAGAGATTAAGAAGTATGAAAGGCCAGTTGACAGCCTTAATTATGACGATGTGAGATTATTTTCTCCTAAGCCCATAAAATTGACAGAGTGTCCGGATTGTGGGAGTAGCAGGATAAATCAGGTTGAGAATGTAGTTGATGGAGCAGCTTATTATTGTGTTAACTGTATGAGAGAATACACCAGATATGGCAAGCCAGTTAGACCGATATTTTAAGGAGGGGTTGGGTGAACAAGGTATATATAGCGGGGAAAATCACAGGGTTGGACAACTACAAGGAGTTGTTCAGCCAGGCAGAAAAAGAGTTGAAGAATCAAGGGTATACAGTAATGAATCCATCAGTTTTGCCAGAGGGTTTTGAGCATGATGAATATATGAAAATATGCTATTCAGTGATTGATGTTTGTGATGGAGTGTATTTGCTGGAAAACTCCGGGGATAGCAAAGGAGCAATGTTAGAACTTGACTATGCCATTAAAAATCGCAAGTGGCTAAGACTTGAAGGAGGGGTTGGGTGGACAAGGAAAGATTGAAGGAATACAAATGGCTTATGGAGAATATACAGGAGCTAGAGGATAGACTACTTGAGATTGACACTACACTCCAAAAGATTACATCATCACTAGGGGATGACAGGGTGCAGACTACACCTGATCCAGACAAATGGACAGAGCTACTACACCAGAAGATGCAAGTACAAAAGAAAATCAACAAGGAGCTAGAAAAGGCTTATAAAGAAATGGGATATATCGAGGAAGTCATTAATGACTTGCCACAGAGGGAGAAAAGGTTAATGAGGCTAAGATATATCCACTGCAAGAAGTGGGAGGAGATATGTACCATCATGAATTATGAGTGGCGACAGGTACATAGGATTCATAGCGATGCATTGGGAAAGATAGGTAGGAGGGAAGAGATGAGGTGTATATTTTGTGGTGAAGACACCAAGGTTGTAGATGCAAGGTTAAAGACCGATAACACCATGAGAAGGAGAAGGGAATGTCTTGTATGTGGTAGCAGGTTTACAACATTTGAGGGTAAAATGAAAAAGAAAGAGGTAAGTGAAAAAGAGATAGGAGAGGCACTACTACCGATATTTGAAAAATTTATAAAAGAGATAAGGCCCTTGATGGAAGATATGCAAAAGTATATGGAGGTGGAGAATGAGAGACATTGAAGAAGCAACTAATGCAATAAAAGTAAGTATAGAATGGTTCACTAAAGCCATCCCGAAGAAGGTAAAAAATGAAACATATGAAATTAACAATGGAGGGCAACTATCAGAAGGGAACATACTCAGGTGTCCATCTTGCGATAACCAAGACACCATATGGGACATCACAGGGGATGGCATGAACTATTGTGGAGAGTGCGGGCAAAGGTTAGATTGGGAGGGGTGGAACAATGTTTGATGCAAGAGGCACAGATTCAGCTAAGGTTATTGAAGTAATCGAAACAAAAGCAATGAGGGGAGCTGGCACAATAGAGAATCCCTTCAGGGTTGTAACGCAGTATTGGAACTTAAAAGGGATATTATTAGCAGAAAATGATGAGATAGCTATGAAAGCTGTAAGTGCGGAGGGTTTGAAATTTGAAGAAATCAAAGATAATATAACAATATCAAACTCAGAAGATGAAGTGGTTGCGGTCATAGCAAACTCTGAGATTATTTTAAAAAAGGGATACAAGGTGTCATTCGATGTTGGTGTGGATGAATAAATAATGTCATAGAATGGCACTAGAAAAAGATGATATAGTTATAATAGGGCAAAGCCCTAAGCAAGTAAGCTTGATTTCTTGCATATACCTATATCTAAAACACAGGTTCATCTTTATATACCTCCTTTCTTAGGGAGCTTGTCATTGGGGCAGGCTCCTTTTGTATGTCTAAAAATAATAAGGTGGTGGTTATGATTAATGTAGCACACCTGAAAGTCAAGAAGATAAGAAAAGGGTTCCTGGTAGTCAACACAAAGACTGGCAATCATACACATATGCGGAGCAAGTACGGTTGTTACTGTATCATTAAATTTATAAGGGAAGGTATAGAGCCTGACAATCCATATCTACAAGAGAGTAAGAGAAGATTAACGGTGGAAAGAGAATGGCGAAAGGACAGGTACATCAACATACAAAAGGGAGTGAGGGAGTGAATGGGGAATACATAGTCTATAAATGCAAACATTGTATTTTAGAATTTATAATGCCGATTGATGGGGTGAGAAGGGCTGAAGTAATGAATACAATTATAAGTTGTCCTTTGTGTCATGGTGGGGTTAGCAAGGTAGGAGTATATGAGGATTTAAAGCAATGTATGGAGAAAGTCAACACATATGAAAGGAAGAATGGAAGGATAGTACAGACAAGATATAAATAGATATACCAGGAGGTGAGCATTGTGAAGTTAACACTAAAACAGAAGGCATTTGCTGATTATTACATAGAGCTTGGCAATGCCACTGAGGCTGCAAGAAGGGCAGGATATTCTAAGAAAACAGCCGGAGTAATTGGTGATGAAAACCTTAAAAAACCTTATATTCAAAATTATATAGGAGAACGCTTGAAGGAAATCGAATCAGAGAGGATTGCTGATGCTGCTGAAGTACTAAAGTATCTGACTAAGGTCCTTAGAGGAGAGACAGAATCCGAGATAGTGATTGTCGAGGGCACAGGAGAAGGATGCTCACAAGCAAGGCATGTAATCAAGGCACCAGATGAGAGGGAAAAGCTAAAAGCGGCTGAATTATTAGGCAAGAGATACGGACTATATATTGACAAGGTTGATGTAAGTGAGCCTATAAACATCACCATAAAGCGAAAAGGTGATTAGATGGATGTAGTTAAAGAGGTTAACCCACACTTTGAGGACTTCATATTCGACTGGGACTATAAAACCTACCTACTGGTTGGAGGTTATGGATCATCCAAGTCTTATCACGTGGCGCTTAAGCTGATACTCAAATGCTTACAGGAAAAGAGAAAGGTCCTAGTAATAAGGGAAGTGTTTGAAACAATCAGAGAATCATCCTATGCACTTTTTGAGGAAATCATTTCTGAAATGGACCTTGATGATGTTGTAGTATCAACAATATCACCCATGAGGATTAATTTCCCCAACGGGTCACAGATTATATTCAAGGGGATGGATAAACCCTGGAAGCTAAAATCAATCCATAATGTATCAATCATATGGATGGAGGAAGCCTCAGAACTCAAATATGAAGGGTACAAGGAGTTACTGGGAAGGGCAAGACATCCAAGTCTACCCATTCACTTTATATTGTCGGAAAACCCGGTGGGAAAGGACAATTGGACATACAGGCACTTCTTCAATGATCCAGTGAACAAAAGGCACGTGCTGGATGATGAGGTCTTATACAGTAAAAGAACCATCATAAAGAATAATGTTTACTACCACCACAGTGTGGCAGATGACAATCTATTTCTACCAGGGGACTATATAACCCAGCTTGATGAATTGGCAGAGTATGACCCAGACCTCTACAGGATAGCAAGACAGGGAAGGTTCGGGGTAAATGGTGTCAGGGTATTGCCACAGTTTGAGACAATGAAGCATGACCAGGTAATGGCCCACATAGGGAAAATACCAAAGAGGTACTTTAGAAATGGGATGGACTTTGGATTTGTAACTTCATACAATGCGCTGATAAGGATGGCGATTGATGATGACAACAAGTATCTGTATATCTGGAAAGAATACTACAAGAATCAGATGACAGATGACAAGACAGCAAAGGAACTTGAGGAAGTAGTAGACAAGGATGACCTGATAATCGCAGATGCTGCAGAACCTAAGACAATCAAGTACTACAACCAGCAGGGTTTCAAGATGATTAAGGCAGTTACTGCAAAAGGTCCAGGGAGTAGATTGCAGAACACAAAGAAGGTAAAGAGGTTCAAGAAGATTATATGCTCTGAGGATTGTCCCAACACCATAAGGGAGCTTCAGGACTTGACATACAAGACCGATAAACTTGGAAACATCATTGAAGATGAGTTTAGTATTGACCCACATACATTATCAGCTATCTGGTACGGTTTAGACGGGTATGAGGTATCAGACCTCAAGGATAGAAAGAACTACTCAGGGAAGGGGGCAAGGAGTTAATGGATTACAATGAGCTGCTTAAAGCAGAGCTACAGGGGGTGTATGGAGACCAGCTTCAAAGGGTAAGTGAGATTAACAGGATGTATGCCATATACTCAGGTGACCAGAAGTGGAGCATTACGGACGGGCTTGACTATGTCCCCACCAGGAAGATTTCAAACTACATCAAGAAGATTGTAAACACCCGGGCAAGGTTCATGTTTGGCAAGGAGCCATACTTTGACATAAGGAGCATATACGAGGATGAGAAGGGAGCAACTACCTATCAGGACCAGGCACAGGAGAAGGAGGACCTCCTACACAAGATACTTGACGATAACAAATTCCAAGCTAAGCTATTGAAGGCAAGGAAGGACTGTTCAATCGGTGGAAAGGTTGCCATCAAGCTGTGGGGACATAAGGATAAGGGGCTTAAGATTGTATTCTCACCAGCTCAGGAGTTTTTCCCACAGTATAATATTGATGATGTGGACGAGCTGGAAAAGGTGGTATTTCTTTATGCCATGAACAATGAGCAGGATGCAGAGAATCAGCGTATAAAGAAGCAGGTGTGGAGATTAGAGGGTGGCAAGTGCCTGCTTAACGAATCCACCCACAATGGCAAGGGTGAGACATTAAGTATTGAGTATGACGACTACAACACCCAATTAGACTTCATCCCGGTTATAATCATCCAGAACGGAGGACTTACAGGGGAGACGGAGGGAGTATCAGATGTTGCTGAGTTGTGGCCCAATCAGGATGCATACAACAAGCTTACAAGCGATGACATAGATGCCCTTAAGTTTCAAATGTTTGGCCAGGATGTAGTGACTGATGCAGACGAGCAGAGCCTTAAGGATATAAAGATTGCACCAGGGGCCATGATAGACCTACAGACCGATGTGAGACAGGGGTCAGAGGGCAGACAAGCAAGGATGGAGAGGCTTGAATCTGGATTCTCTTATGGCGAGAAATACAAAGACACTGTGGGAAGGGTTAAGTCTGATATGTATGGCCTCATGGATGTGCCCGATGTGTCACTGGAACAGCTCAAAGGGGTAATACAATCAGGCAAGAGCATGAAGGCCATATATTGGGAACT